CATGCACATAAGCGTGAACTTGCAGGAGATAAGCCCATCAAACCAATGGATATTTGGATGGAAACAGTAGCGGATGTCATCGTTGGTGATGCAAACCCAAAAGCCATAAAGCAGGAAGCCTAAACAGGTTATTGGTCGAGTTGGCAATTGCCACAAAGATACCAATGAGTGAATGGGTTGATGCGGATGACATATTAACAGCGATCGAGATATTGGAGGCAAGGAATGGCTAAAGAAACCATTGCATACAATAAAAACGATCTGCGTGATATTTACAAGGCTTTCAAACTTATGGATGACCAAGCAACAGAGGAAGCAAGAACTCAATCTGCTGCTCTGGCTTATTTTGCATCAGAGGAAATTAAACAGGCAGCTCGAACTCGAACAAAGGCTGGCAAGGTTGCGGAAAGAGTCGCAGAAGGCGTTAGCATCTCTAAGTCCAGCAAAATCGGTGAGTTCCGTTATGGTTTCGCAAGACAAAAGTTTTCAGGTGGTGCTACAACGCAAACCCTATGGGGTGGAGTTGAGTTTGGATCTAATAAGTTCAAGCAGTTCCCTACATATTCAGGACGGCAAGGCAGAGGTTCAAGAGGTTGGTTCATCTATCCAACCCTTCGCAAAATTCAGCCTGAATTGATTAACAAATGGGAACAGGCTTTCAATCGCATCATTAAGGAATGGGTCTAATGGCTACCGGTAATCGCACATTAAAGTTATCAATCCTTGCCGATGTTGATGACTTAAAAAAGAAGCTAGGCGAAGCGGACAAAGCGGTCGAAAGTAATTCAAGCAAGATTTCAGAGTTTGGCAAGAAGGCTGCTGTTGCTTTTGCAGTCGCTGCTGCTGCTGCCGTTGCCTATGGCACTAAATTAGCCGTTGATGGGGTCAAGGCTGCCATCGAGGATGAAGCAGCACAATTAAGGTTAGCTGCTGCTCTACGCACCGCCACAGGGGCAACTGATGACCAAATAAGGGCAACTGAGGCTTATATCTTAAAGACATCTTTAGCAACTGGTGTGGCTGATGACCAACTTCGTCCAGCAATGCAGAGATTAGCGGTTTCGACAAAATCAACTGAGGAAGCACAAAAATTGTTAAACCTATCTTTGGATATTGCCAAAGGTCGAGGATTAGAACTTGAAACAGTCGCCAATGCATTAGGTCGGGCACAAGATGGCAATACCACAGCTTTAGGTAGATTAGGTCTTGGATTATCAAAGGCTGAATTATCAACCCTTTCATTTACCGAAGTCCAACAAAAACTTTCAGATCTTTATGGTGGAGCAGCAGCTGCTAATGCTGAAACATTCCAAGGTAAAATTGATCGCTTAAAAGTAGGATTTGACGAGGCAAAAGAAAGTCTAGGCGTTGCATTACTCCCAGCGGTTGAGCAATTTATTGGTTTCCTAAATAACACAGGCATTCCAACACTAAATGCGTTTATTGCAGGATTGACTGGAGATGAAGGATTAAGTGCAGGACTAGCACAAAGTCAAAAAGGTGCGGAAACATTTGGTAAAGCAATTAATGGACTTGCTGGCATTCTTGCAGGATTCATTAATTTCGTTAGAGAGGTAGTTGGTGGGTTAACTGAACTAGCCAACCAAGCAATTCGATTTATTAACATTGCTAAACCCGGAGCAGATATTGGATACATTCCAAATGTTTCTCCAAGTGCAAGTCAGGCAGGAATGCTTGGCGCAGCACCATTGCCAGCAGTTCCGGCAAACACTAGAGAGAACCGAACAACAGCAGTTACTAACATTACAGTTCAAGCCGTAGATTCTGAAGGTGCTGCAAGAGCAGTTGCAAAAGTGTTAAATCAGAGCGCATCCCGATCAGTTCCACAGCTATACAACAGCGGGATAACTAGGGCTCGATAATGACAGTTTGGACACCCGACTGGAAATTAACTGTTGCTGGTGTTGATTACACCGACATTGCTATTAGCGATATTGCCCATCAAGCCGGTCGAGATGATATTTATACTCAACCTAATCCATCTTATTTGCAGGTTGCTCTAGTTGCCTTATCGGGTCAAACCTTGCCTTTTGAAATTAATGATTCTTTAAGTTTGCAAGTTAAAGATAGTTCAGGAACTTATGTAAATTTATTTGGTGGAGATGTTACTGATATAACTGTTGAGGTTGGGGCAACTGGATCATTAGCAACTGTTGTGAATTACACAATCCTTGCAATGGGTTCATTAGTTAAACTTGCCAAAGAAATCTACAACGACAATCTTTCACAAGATGAGGATGGCGACCAGATTTATGAGTTGCTATCTAGCGTTTTGTTGGCATCATGGAATGATGTCCCAGCAGCTACAACATGGGCGACCTATAACGCAACAGAAACTTGGGCAACGGCAGGTAATCAAGGTTTAGGCGAAATCGATCAACCGGGGCTTTACACAATGTCAGCCAGATCAGCTGATCCTGATACTGTCTATAACATTGCGAGTTTTATTGCTGATAGCGCATTTGGTTATCTTTATGAAGCACCTAATGGAGATATTGGTTATGCTGATGCAGACCACAGGCAAACTTATTTGATAGCCAATGGTTATGTTGATTTAGACGCTAAGCATGCTTTAGGTCAAGGATTATCGACCATCACAAGATCAGCTGATATTCGCAACGACATTTATATTAATTATGGAAATAATTTTAATTCACAGGCAACTGCCACAAGTGCAGAATCTATTGGCTTATATGGCTACAAAGCCGAAAACATTAATTCTGCTATTCATTCAGGTGTAGATGCCCAAGAGGTTGCCGATAGATATATTGCTCAGCGTGCATTTCCGTTAGCAGCCTTTCAATCAATAACTTTTCCCATAACCAATCCTCAAATTGATAACAGCGATCGGGACAACCTTTTAGGTGTGTTTATGGGTCAGCCTTTAAACATTCAAAACCTGCCAACTCAGATCTCAAATGGGGTCTTTGAAGGTTATGTTGAGGGCTGGCGATGGAGCACAAGGTTCAATGAATTATTCCTAACCATCAATCTTTCACCGGTGGCATTTAGCCAAGTGGCGATGCGCTGGAATACTGTGCCAATAACCGAGGCATGGAACACAATAGATCCAACATTAACATGGGAATACGCTACAATCGTATCCTGAGAATAGGACAATATGGCAACCACTACTAATTATGGCTGGACAACACCAGATGACACAGCTCTCGTCAAGGATGGCGCAGCTGCAATTCGCACGCTTGGTTCATCTGTTGATACAACAACTAAAAACCTAAACCCTTCTACAACTCTTGGCGATATTGAATATCGTTCATCAACTCCAAACGTTAATACAAGATTACCTTTAGGGACTGCTGGTCAAGTATTAAAAGTAAATTCGGGTGCAACTGCTCCAGAATGGGCAACAGATGCCTCTGGTATGACTAACCCAATGACAACTACTGGTGACACGATTTATTCATCAAGCGGATCAACACCTGCAAGACTTGGAATTGGAACAGCAGGGCAAGTGCTGCGAGTAAATTCTGGTGCCACCGCCCCTGAATGGGCTGCACCATCAACTGGTGCTATGACTTTGGTTCAACGTTCAACTTTTTCAAATGTTGCTAATACAGGCACGACCTTTGATGGTGTATTTACTACAACCTATAACTCATATGTAGTAGTTTTTGAGAAAATGTCAGCAGCCACCAATTCAAACGCTTTACACATGCAATTTAGATATGCTGGCCCTACAACTCAAACAACCAATTATTATGGAAATGCGTTGCAATTAACTTATGACAGTGCAACCATCACAAACGCAACCGCTAACAATGCTGCTGAAATGGTATTAAATGCAAACGCTGGAGATGCAACTGCTTTGGTTGCTGGAACTTTGAATGTTTTTAATGTCGGCTATTCTGGTAATCCAAAAGTTTCTGGATTTTTTATGGATGCTAACAGCAATAAAAATTCAATAGTGAATTATAACCAAAATAATGCTAGAACTTATACAGGTTTTTTATTAAAATCATCATCAACAAATATAACTGGCACAGTAGCCGTTTATGGATTGGCGTAATTATGAAAACAAAAGAGCAATTAATTGCACA